TACGAATATTTTTCGCAGAGAGCTCATCCAGGAGGTGTAAATGGAGAAAAAAATGGGAGTAGAGTACCTGAGCGGACTGCTCGAAATCAAGCGAAAGAGGGTCCTGATCAGGTACGGATACTATGAATCGAAAGAGAAGTCTGTCAGCGCTGACATCACGATCCCGAAGCAGCTGAGGGATATGTTCAAGGCATCTTCCGGATGGTGCACGAAAGCAGTAGACAGTCTGGCAGACAGACTGATGGTCCGAGGCGTTGAGAACGACGGCATGAACATGATGCAGATCTTCGAGGAGAACAACCCGGATGTGCTGTTCGACTCGGCGATCCTCGGCGCACTGATCGCCGGATGCAACTTCATCAGCCTCGCGATCGGCGAGAACGGCAGCCCGCGTTTGGAAGTCATCGACGCAGCCAACGCGACTGGGATCATCGACAGGACAACAGGTCTGCTGACTGAAGGCTATGCGGTCATTGAGCGCAACGAATACGGACAGCCGACCGTTGACGCGTACTACGAGCCGTTCCGCACGACATACAGATACCTTGACAGACAGGTCGAGGAAGTCATACCGCACACGGTCCAGTATCCGCTGCTGGTGCCTGTGATCTTCAAGCCGGATGCCAGGCGTCCGCTTGGCCATTCGAGGATCACGCGCGCCTGCATGTATTACCAGGACCGCGCAAAGAGGACCAGAGAACGCATGGAGGTCTCGTCCGAGTTCTACTCCACTCCGCAGAAATATGTACTGGGGCTGAGCGAGGAAGCGGACGATTTCGACACGTTCAAGGCTACCATCTCGACGATGCTTGACTTCCGTAAAGACGAGGAAGACGGATCAGTTCCTACCGTCGGACAGTTTACGCAGCAGTCAATGGCTCCGTTCATTGAGCAGATGAAGGCGGATGCATCCGACTTCGCAGGTGAGACAGGTCTCACGCTTGACGATCTGGGATATGTGTCGCAGAATCCGTCATCCGCCGAAGCCATCAAGGCATCACACGAGACGCTGCGTTTGATCGCCAGGAAGGCACAGAAGAAGTTCGCGTCCGGCTTTATCAATGCCGGTTATCTGGGCGCATGTCTGAGAGATGGTCAGAACTACACACGCATGGAAGCCCTCAGATCCACGATCCTGTGGGAGCCGATCTTCGAGCCGGATATGGCTGCGCTCGGTCTGATCGGCGATGGTGTGCAGAAGATCAATACTGCAGTGCCGGGCTACATCACTGAAGAGAACCTCCGGGATCTGACCGGCATCAAGTCAGCCGCCCGGTGAATGAGGATTTCTGATGGCTGAAGACATCCTCGACATCATGCGCCGGGAATACAGGGAGCGTATTCGCTCGGACCCTGATATTGTGAAGCTTCGTGATCTCATTGAAGCAGGATCTGATTATCAGACGGCCGAGAAGTACGCAACCAGAGCCGGACAGCTGCTGTCTGAGATCATGAAGGAATACATCTCTCCGGACCTGTTTGCGCGGATAGGGAACATCGAACCGGCGGACCTGGCGCACTACATCATTCCGATGCTTAACAACGGATACGACTATGTATCTGCCGCATCGGTGGCGGTGCAGCAGTATCTGAACGCACAGGCAGGCATCGGTCTGCGGGTGGTCGCCAGCGAGTTTGACTCCGGAGCGGCGATGAACATCGTCGGGAAGATGTGTGAGTATGAGCACTTCGAGGATTCGCTGTTCATGCTCGACGAGCCGATCGTGCAGAACCTTCTGCAGGTGGCGACAGAGACGCTGCGTGTCAATGCGGAGACACACAGCAGATACGGACTTCACCCGAAAGTGATCCGCAGAGCAGAGCCAGGAGCCTGCAAATGGTGCAGGGAACTGGCAGGCGAGTACGACTACAGGGAAGTAGCCGACAGAGGGAATGAAGTTTGGCACCGGCACAACAACTGCCGATGCGAGATATCAGTTATTGAGAATCGATAGGAGGCAGGAGTATGTCAGATACCCGAAAGGGCAGACAGACTCCCACTCAATCCGTAGTCTTACCTTACGAACACACGAAAGGTCTGGAAGCGACAGATCTGTATAACACCTGCGGTCGTACGGCTCTTGAATGGCAGGAACTTTTGATTGCCGACATCATGGCGACCACTGATGATGGTTTATGGGTTCATCAGAAGTTCGGATACTCCGTGCCGAGAAGAAACGGCAAAAACGAGATCGTCGCGATGCGCGAGTTCTGGGGCTTGGTGAACGGAGAGATCATCTGTCACACGGCACACCGAACGACTACATCCAGTTCAGCCTGGAAGAGGCTGATCAAGATCCTGACTTCAGCCGGGTACGTTGAACTGGGTCGCAAGAAGAAGGACGAGATCCCTCCGGAGAAGTCCTTCCGCTGCAACAAGCAGCACGGTCTTGAGAACATCGTCCTTACCAACGGCGGGCAGATCGACTTTCGCACAAGGACACCGAACGGCGGACTTGGCGAAGGATTCGACCTTCTGATCATTGACGAGGCACAGGAGTATACAGACGATCAGGAAGCGGCTCTGATCTACACCGTTTCCGACTCGAAGAATCCGCAGACGATCTTCTGCGGCACACCGCCGACAGCCACATCGAGCGGCACAGTCTTCGTGAACATGCGTGCCAGCTGCCTGAGCGGCTCCGCGTATGACACAGGCTGGGCAGAATGGTCCATACCGGCAAAGACAGACGACGTCTATAACACGGAACTATGGTATGAGACCAACCCCTCGATGGGCGCGCATCTGGACGAGCGCAAGATCAGATCAGAGATCAAGCCGAAGGAGCTGATCGACTTCAACATCCAGCGCCTTGGTGTCTGGCTGACATACAACCAGAAGTCTGAGGTGGCTGAATCTGAATGGATGGCACTGAAGGCAGACACGCTGCCAAAGGTCAGAGGCAGGCTGTACATCGGCATCAAATTCGGGGCGGATGGTCAGAATGCTTCGATGTCCATTGCTCTGAAGGCGGAAGACAAGATCTTCGTTGAATCGATCGACTGCCAGTCTCAGCGCCTGGGAAACGGATGGATGATTAGTTTCCTGAAAGAAGCAGATGTGCAGGCAGTAGTGGTCGACGGGCAATCCGGCGCGGAATTGTTCCTGGACGAGTGCAAGGAAGCAAAAGTGAAACCGAAGCCTGTGAGAGCGAAGACCGGCGAGGTCTGCACGGCTTCGACCATGTTCATCCAGGCATTGGCTCAGCAATCCATCGTCCACATGGGCCAGCCGTCGCTGACGCAATCTGTGTGCAACTGCGAACGCAGGGCGATCGGCACGCAGGGCGGTTACAGTTTCAAATCCATGATGGAAGGCATCGACGTGTCGCTCATGGAGAGCATGGTACTGGCGCACTGGATCTGTGCGGTCAGTAAGGAAAGACGAAAACAGAAAATCAGGTTCTAAACAGGCGGCGGATGGTCGCCTTTTTAGATATTCATACGCATACCACGCGGTAAGTGGGAGGAGAACAAAATGTCAGATTTCACACCAATCAACACACAGGAAGAGTTCGACAGCGCAATTTCGAACCGCATCAAACGTGAACGCGAGAAGTACAACGGCTGGGTCTCGCCCGATGAGATCAAAAGCGGATATGTACCGATCGACACCGTTAACCAGTTGAAGACGGATTACGAGAGTAAGATCGCCGAACTGAACGGTACAGCAGAGGAGTCTGCAAAGAAGTACGCCGACTATGACCAGCAGATTGCTGATCGCGACGCAAAGATCAAGAGCTACGAAACCGCATCGTTGAAGACAAGGGTCGCTCTTGAGATGGGTCTGCCATACGGCGCAGCCGACTTTCTGAGGGGTGATGATGAAGCATCAATCCGTGAAAGTGCAGAGACATTCAAAAAGCTGCAGGGGCCCGTCCCAGTCGCTCCGACATTCAAGGACAGCGCGTCCAATGATACAGACGGAGTGACGGCAGCATTCAAACGAATCAATCCGAACCTTAAGTTCTGAAAGGAGAAACCAAATGTCACAGAACACAAATCTTCAGGAACGCTACAGCGCTCTCGTAGAAGCAAAACTCAGAGCTGAATCCGTATTCGCTCATCTTTTCAACAACAGATATGAAGGCAATCCGAAGGCTGGCGCAGTCAAGGTGCCTGTACGCACAGACGCTACTGTCGGCGACTATGACATCGCTAACGGCGGCACACTGAACGCACCTGCGACGACATACGCAACGATCGTCACAGACAATGATCACTATGTAAACGAGCTGATCGACGGTTATGTCGCAGCAGCAGTTCCGGATGGTCTGGTTGCTGAAAGACTCGACTCTGCAGGCTTCGCGCTCGCAGACAAGATCGACGTCATGCTGGCAGCTCTGTGTGTTTCTGGCGGCACCGCTGTCACAGGTTCTGGCACAGCGTCCACAAAGAGCAACATCTACTCCAACATTATCGATGCGATCCAGACAGCAGCTGCTCTGAAGGTCAAGAAGTCCGAGATGTGGCTCGCGATCAGCAACGCAGCATACGGTCTGCTTCTGAAGTCTGACGAGTTCATCAAGGCTACAGCTGGCGATCTCGACAGATTCGGTGCAGGCTTCGTCGGCATGGTCGGCGGTGTTCCTGTTTATGAAACACCGAACCTTCCGGCAAACACTGAGTTCGTACTCGGCAACTCTGCATTCTGCCACTATGTCGCAGAATGGGCAGTACCTGTCGCAGTCAACGACCTCGCTGACGGCAAGCACATCGGTGCATCCGCAGTCCAGGGTCGTCAGGTCTGGGGCTCACTGATCTCCAAGGCTGCAACTGTTCTCTACAGGAAGTCTGCTTAATCGGAGGGCTGACCCATGGCCGACTACGCTACTGTTGAAGACGTGATCGCGCTTAAGAGGGAATTGACGCCTGACGAGTACACTCGCGTGAATAGTCTGATCCCGATCGTGTGCGCGTCGCTTCGCTACGAAGCAGACAAGCGCGGCAAGGATCTGGACGCTATGATCACAGAAAAGCCGGATCTGGCAGAAGTAGCCAAGTCCGTAACTGTGGATGTGGTGATGAGGGAACTGATGACATCAACGACTCAGGAACCGATGACACAGTATGCACAGTCCGCATTAGGTTACTCCGTATCCGGTACCTTCCTGGTACCGGGCGGAGGCCTGTTCATCAAGAAGACAGAACTGCAGAGGCTGGGCATCAAGCGCCAGCGCTACGGAGTGATCGAACCGTATGAATATTAGCGGAATGACGATCAACCTGCTGACGAAGAGACAGATCAGCACAGACGCCTTCAATCAGCCCGTCTACGCGTACACGATCGAAGAGGTGGACGATGTACTGGTCGGCCAGCCGACGCCGCAGGAGCGCGCGGATGAGCTGAATCTGAGCGGACGGATGATCGAGTTTACACTCGGAATTCCGAAAGGCGACACACATAACTGGGAAGACCAGATCGTGGAGTTTTTCGGGCATAAATTCAGGACCTTCGGCATTCCGGAGCAGGGCATCGAGGCAAACGTGCCGACACGCTGGCATAAGAAAGTGAAGTGTGAACGCTATGAGTAAGTTTGTCCTTGACAGAAAAGGCGTGCGCGAACTTCTCACATCCGAGGAGATGGCTGCCGTCATTCGTGAATACTCCGATCAGGTACTGTCCAATGCAGGCGGTGCATCGGCAGGCTACGGCATGAACGTGCAGACAGGGCACAGGGCTGTCGGCAGGGTCTACTGCCGTGATGAAGCAGGCTATGCGGACAACAGTGAAAACAACACGCTTCTGAAAGCGCTGAGGCGGTCTGAATGATTGAGAAGATCGTACTTGACTATCTGACCAGCGCGCTGAGCGTGCCCGTGTACATGCAGGAACCGCTCAACCGGAGACCCGACGATGCGAACAGCTTCGTGGTCATCGAGAAAACAGGATCCGGCAAAGAGAACCGCATCAGCAGCGCAACGATCGCGATCCAGAGCTACGCGCCGACGCTCTACGAAGCCGCACAGCTGAACGAGCAGGTTAAGGAAGCAATGGAAGATATCATCGAACTCGGCGAGATCACCAAGGCGAAACTCAACAGCGATTATGCATTCATTAAAGTCTCAACTAAACAGCCCAGATATCAGGCTGTTTTTGATTTAACTCACTACTAACTAGGAGGAATAATTCATGGCAACAGATGTAACAGCCGGCAAGCCTAAGGTCGGCGGTCACGTATTCAGGGCGCCTCTCGGTTCAACCATTCCAACAGATGCAGTTACAGCTCTTGCGTCTGCATTCATTGATATGGGCTATATTTCCGAGGACGGCGTCACAAACTCCAACACGCCCGAGTCTGAGATCATCAAGGCTTGGGGCGGCACGCCTGTACTGACTGTACAGACATCCAAAGACGATACATTCAAGCTGAAATTCATTTCTGCGGAGAATGTAGAAGTCCAGAAGATGGTATACGGTTCAACCAACGTAACAGGCACCATCTCCGGGACGAACGGTCTGGCAGTAACAGCAAACGCAAAAGAACTCGAAGACTACATCTATGTCATCGAGATGCTGGCCAACGGCAACGTTGCCCACCGCGTCGTAATTCCTGCAGCCAAGCCGTCAGAGATCGGCGATATCGTATACAAAGACGATGAAGTGGTCGGATATGATGTTACCCTTGCATGCTCCGCCGATGAAGCTGGTAACACTCATTACGAGTACTGGAAAGCCAACTGATGATCAAGGGCACTACTAAAGAAGGCTTCGCTTTCGAACTGGATGAGACCAGAGTCAATGACATGAGAGTCATCGACGCTATGGTCGAAGCCGAGAGTAACAACCTCGGCGGGATCTCCAGACTGATCACACTGCTTTTTGACAAAGAGCAGAAAAAGGCACTTTATGACTTCTGCGCTGATGAAACAGGCAGGGTAGACATCAAAAAGTGCAGTGCCACAGTCTTCGAGATCCTGCAGTTCGACGGTGAGACAAAAAACTAGTAGCCCTTGCCGGAGTGATTGGGAAATATGAAAAAGAGATGATCTGCGATCTCGCAGAGACATATCACATATTCAACTATCGGGAGTTGCCGGTCAATATGCTGGCGACTCTCGTTTCCGGCTTAAGGGCAGACTCAAGAACAAAGATGAAGATAACCGGGGCTAAGATCCCGGACAACATAACCCTGCTCGCGCTGCTCTACGACCGTGTGACTGAACTTACATGGCTGAACAGCGAAGACGGCAGGAAAAACAGGAACCGGCCGCAGCGTCTGTACGATCTGCTGACGAAGGATCCGAAGCCGAAGATCATGGCATTTGATAGCGGCGCGGACTTCGACAGAGCGTATGCCGAGGCAGTCGGCAGGAGGTAACTATGGCGACACTTGGAAAAGCCTATGTACAGATCGTGCCGTCAGCAGACGGTATCTCCGGATCTATCACCAATTTGCTAGGCGGTGAGACTGCCAAGGCCGGCAAGGAAGCCGGAAACTCGTTCGCATCGAACCTGCTGAAGGTCGCCAAAGGCGCGATCGCAGCGGCAGGGATCGGCAAACTGCTCAGTGCATCGCTCAACGCAGGCGGCGCGCTGCAGCAGTCATTCGGCGGCATTGAGACGCTGTACGGTGATGCAGCGGATGCCGCGAAGAAGTACGCCCAGGAAGCCGCATCGGCGGGCATCTCAGCCAATACCTACGCAGAGCAGGCAGTCAGCTTCGGCGCATCGCTGAAGCAGGCATTCGGCGGTGATACAGCCGCAGCAGCTGAAGCGGCAAACAATGCGATCATGGCGATGGCGGACAACTCCGCGAAATTCGGCACCGACATCACGTCTGTCCAGGCGGCGTATCAGGGATTTGCAAAGCAGAACTATACCATGCTGGACAACCTGAAACTCGGCTATGGCGGCACCCGGTCCGAGATGGAGCGGCTGCTCACGGATGCCGAGGCGCTGACCGGAGTGCACTATGATATCGACAATCTGGGCGACGTCTACTCCGCTATAGGAGCGATTCAGGAAAATCTGGGCGTTGCAGGCGTAGCGGCACAGGAAGCACAGACCACCTTCACAGGCTCGTTCGGAGCCATGCAGGCGTCTGCTGAGAACTTCCTCGCATCGCTCTCGCTCGGCACAGGAGTGCAGGAATCGATGGCAGCACTGCTCGAATCGACCAGCACGTTCGTATTCGGCAACCTTCTGCCGATGATAGGGAATATCCTGACGGCGCTGCCCCAGGCGTTGGTAACTGCGATCACTACTGGCGTGCCTCTGGTCGTGCAGTCCCTTTCTGATCTTGCGAGCCAGGCTGTTTCTGCAGTCTCATCTGTTGACTGGATCGGACTTGGCGAAGAAGTGCTCACGACGTTGAATGACGGCATACTGGCTAAGATCCCGGACATTTTGACAAGCATGGCAGACATGGTCACAGATCTGTCAGGGTATCTGCAGGAATCCATGCCCGAGTTCCTGGAACGGGGCGGGGAATTCCTGTCAAACATGATCACAGGCATCCTTGGCAAGCTTCCGGATATCCTCGGCGGGCTGATGAGTGTCGTGACGGCACTGATTGGACTGCTGATGGATAACCTTCCGCAGTTTCTTGCGAAGGGCTGGGAGATCACACTTGGCATCATGAAGGGAATCTGGGATAAGCTTCCGGACATCGTTGGCAAGGTATTCCAGCTGCTCGGTGAGCTGATCACAACCATCGTCAACAAGCTGCCAGACTTTATCCAGCAAGGTGTCGAACTCGTCGGTTCTATCATCGACGGTATTGGTGACGCGATCCCCGATATTCTGGAAACAATGACCGACATGGCCAAACAGGCGATCGATGCGGTCAAGGAAATTGACTGGCTGGATCTCGGTGTCCAGATCATCAACGGTATCGTTGATGGTATCAAGAGCATCGGTGATCTGATTGGCAGCACTTTGCAGAACCTGGCTAAGGGGGCATGGGAAGGTCTGAAAGACTTCTTCGGCGTAGCATCGCCGTCGAAACTGATGCGTGACACCGTCGGTAAGATGCTGCCTCTTGGTATCGCTGAAGGTATCAATGCCGAAGCCGGAGCGGTAACGGATGCAATGGAAGAGATGGCATCTGAAACAGCTCTCGGAGCACAGGCAGACTTCAGCGTGTCCGGATCATGGAGTGCTGCACCGCAGGCTTCTGAGGCGGCCGCATGGGGCGGTGTAACGATCAATATTGATGCAAAGGACAGATCTACCGCAGAAGTGGTGAATGACGTCAAACAGGCACTGATGGTCGAAATGAGACAGTACGCGGAGGCATATTGATGAACGAGATCAGGATCAATGGCGTGAATCTGAATAGGTTCGGCGCGTATCTGGCGGAGTCGACCTTTCTGAATGGCGCGCAGAAGAAGACACAGACATGGTCTGTGCCGGGCCGTAACGGCATCCTGTCGAGGGACTACGGCGTGTTCGACAATATGACCATGAATGCTGTGGTCTACATGCGCACGGACTCCGTGAAGAGTCTCAATGCGCTGAAGAACTTTCTGGCCAACCTCAGAGGGTTCGTCAAGTACGAAGAGACCAATCTTCCGAACTGTTACCGGATGGTCAGATATGTGCAGCCGTTCATTCCAGGCAAATACGACGGTCTGGGAGGATATATCGAGCTTAAGTTTGACGCCCAGCCGCAGATCTGGATGAATGACGGCCAGCAGGCTGTCAGCTATACGGAAAGCGGCACCATTTACAACTACACGGACAACGAGACGCGCCCGCTGATCCGTGCCTACGGCAAAGGCGATATAGTGATCAACGGGAAGCGCATATCTGTTTATACGCCTGGAAGAAAGTACATAGACATAGACTGCGACAGCGGACTGGTCTATGAAGGCTCAACCAATCGCGCCCAAAACATCGGGCTGGCCAATTACGAACTTCCGACATTAACGCCCGGAGAGAATACCATCAACCTGGCAGGCGGCATCAGGATCGACCTGACGCCGAGGTGGTACAGAGTATGACTCCGATCCTGTACCCGGCAGATGAGAAAACATTTGCAACGATGGGCTTCGGCGGGCTTCCGGATGCGATCGATTGCAAAGTGCTTGAAGTCGCTAAAGGTACATTCGAATTGAATATGAAATATCCGCTCACGGGCGCCAACTTTGAAGAGCTGGCAGGCGAGCGGATCATTCTCGCAAGACCGGCTGAAGGGAGAGCTCTTCAGCCGTTTCGTATTAAATCGATAACACCGTCGATCAATGGAACGGTCAGCGTATATGCGCTTCACGTATCCAGAGATGCAGATGGTACGCCTGTTAAACCGTTCGAAGCCAGCTCACTGAAAGACGCGCTGAACGGTCTCAGATCGAACTCTATGACGCTCTGCCCGGTCACCCTGACCGCAGACTTTACGCGGTCGGGCAAATACTCACAGCAGGCAGTAGCACCGCTGTTCGAGCGTCTGGGCGGCGTTGAAGGTTCGATCATTGACGTCTACGGAGGCGAGTATGAGTTCGACAGATGGAGCATCATCCTGCACCAGAAGCGCGGCGAGAGCAACGGCGTAGAGGTCCGCTATGGCTTCAATATGACCGACTGCGAGATGACTACAGACTTCTCGGACGTGTATGCCGGCTGTGTAGCTTTCTGGGCTGATCAGGAGACCGGGGAGACCGTATACGGCGCCGTGCAGTACGCAGACGATGCGCTGCTGTATCCGATCATGCGGATCTATACATACGATGCATCAGCTGATTATGAAAGCAAGCCGACAGCTGCGCAGCTGAACAGCAGGGCGGCGAAGTATTTGAAGGATAACAGCCTTGCAGAGCCGAAAGTCAATATCAAGGCTTCTTTTGTAGATCTGTCGCACACCGACCAGTACGCAGACATGGCACCGCTTCAGCAGGTCTCACTGTATGACACGGTCACGGTATTGTATCCGGAGGTCGGCATCAAGGCGACGGCGCGAGTCACTTCCTGCGAGTATGACGTACTCAAAGAGGAGTATTCAAAAATCGAACTAGGCAACTATACGCGGAGCTTTGCCTCTGCTCTGGATGCCTTTATTAAGGTAATTTCGAAATAAGGAGAATTTATGGCACAGGTAATAATCACATCGCTCGACATGGTACCGGGTGATGTGCAGGAGCGTGTATATATCAGCCAGTCCGATTCAGGATTCCGCGAGCTGCAGTTCTATCTGTACGCCAGAGGATCGCTGTACGAGATCCCTGCAGGAGCTGCGGCAGTGCTGAACGGGCGCAAGCCTGACGGCACGGCATTCAGCTATCGCATGACCATAGTGAACACGCACACGGTCAAGATCGCGGTCCAGGATCAGATGTCATCCGTTGCAGGCGACGTCAAGTGCGAAGTGTCTATCATCGCAGCATCCGATCAGATCGGCTCTGCAAACTTCATCATGCATGTTGAAGAGGCTCCGATCTCAAATGCGGTCATGAGCGCATCGGACTATCAGCTGTTCATCGAAGCAATCGAAGCCGCAGGAACCATCGAGAGTGTCGAGCAGATCGTCGAGGATCTGAATAATCTGGAAGACCAGCTGGCAGCCGACGAGGCAGCCATGAACGAGTGGAAGAAACTTGGTGCACTGCTTACCACCGGAACAGATCTTTTCACCGGCTCGGTGCCGGCGAACCTCGGCAAATATTACTGTTCGAGTGCCGCATCTGCAGCCACACTGATCAACAGCCCGTCACAGTATGCTTTTGCGCTTTGGGTGGCGGCGAAAGCGTCAGCCGATTCGCGCGTGCTGGTGGCATTTGATAGCTCCGCGCATATGTATGTTGCACACGTACAGAATACGGGCACGAACTACAACACGACCACAGCGTCCGGGTGGAGGCGGCTGCTGAATATCAATGACCTGACGAACACGGCACTGACCGGCACTCCTACCGTGCCCACACCGGACGGTAATACAAACGCGCAGATCGCAAACGTTCAGTACGTCAAGGCACGGATTGCAGCTATTCCCGAGGCTTCGATTTCAGAAGAAGGTCTGATGAAACCTTCAGACAAATACAGACTCGATTGCACGGCTATGAAACTGTACCCGAACGAGCGCCTTATCCCGAATACAGAGGGTGGAATTGGACTGGGAAATAATACGAGGGTCTGGGCACACTGCTATGACTATTCGACGTACATATGCAAGATCACGATGGTGCTGCACTTCACTACTACCGAAGCGGTACCAACAGGCACAGTACTGATCGGCAACCTGCCTCTGCCAACCGGCATCACGCCGCATCTGGTGGTGTGCACTGCAGAAGGCGCTTCCGCAGTGCTGTACATTCACAACTCGAACGGATATATTGCAAACACGACCGCACTGCAGGCAAACAAGACGTATTACGGCACCATCGAATACTGGTGCAGGGCAGCCGATAACTGGTGGAATAGCATTTAATAGGAGGCTTATATGAGACGTGGAACTACACCTGTATATACAATGACATTCAGACAGGGCACAGGTGCACAGATCAGTGACATCTGCTTCACGATCAAGCAGGGGACGACGCAGCTCATCCGCCATCTGTCTGACGAGGATGTGGAACTGTCCGGGGATATGGCTACCACCAGACTCTCACAGGAAGATACCAACAGCTTCAGCAAAGGAACCTGTGACATTCAGGTCAAGGTCAAGCTGTCGGACGGCACTGTCAAGTCATCTGACATATTCCATGAGGTAGTGTATGACGTACTTCATGAAGAGGAACTCTGATGGCTGAGGCTCCTTTTCTCACAGATCTCTCTTCAAGTGATATCCGGCTTCCTGTGGCTCTGGCTGCAGAAGCCGGGTTTCTTTCAGTAGAAATCGAGCACACGCAGAAACTTGACGTGCGCATCGAGTCTGTTTACAGCGTGGATGACGTGTATGTCGAAAACGGCATCATGCACGTTGCGGCGGGTGACTGGTTCGTTGAGCACGGCATCCTGTACGTTACCGACATCGACAACGTCGATTTTATAATTGGAGGTTAAAATGTCAGACATCAAAGGCATCAGCGTGAACGGCACGCAGTATAGCATCGAAGACGAGACGGCACGCACAGCGCTGAACAGCAAATACGAGAAGCCCTCCGGCGGCATCCCTGCGACAGACCTTGCAAGTGCGGTGCAGACATCGCTTGGAAAAGCGGATACGGCATTGCAGACGGAGACCGATCCGACCGTTCCGTCATGGGCTAAGGCATCGACAAAGCCGACATACACGGCATCGGAGGTGGGTGCTATCGCATCCCCTGCATCCCCTGCGACAGGAGCATTCTTGGTTTGGAATGGGTCGGCATGGGTAGCACAGACGCTCAGTACATGGCAGGGAGGTAACTACTGATGGCAGTGGATAAGTTAGTTGACAGCGCACAGTTAGATGCAGACCTCACGAGCGTTGCAAATGCGATCCGCACCAAGGGCGGCACATCATCGCAGATGGCATTCCCGGCAGGGTTTGTGTCAGCAGTGCAGGCGATACCGACAGGCATCACACCGACAGGCACGAAGGCAATCAGCATCACACAGAACGGCACAACAACTGAGGATGTAACTAATTACGCATCAGCAGAGATTACGGTCAATGTCAGCGGTGGGGGTAGTGACGAGAATTTTGAAAAACTGCTTAATAACACCCTCGTTACTGTTGATAATTCGAATTTAACAAGTTTGCGGCAGGGGGCATTTGCCAACAGCACAAATCTTGCGACCGTTAATCTTTCGAATGTCACAAGTGCCACTCACGAAATATTTAAAGGATGCACAAATTTAAGGGAAGTGCATATGACTAAATGGGCAGGCAATATCGGCAATGATTGTTTATTCAATAATAAAAAATTAGAGGTATTTGATGCACCGAACATTACACAAGCAGGAAATAACGCATTTGCGTATTGTGAAAAATTAACATTGCAAATACTACCTAAATTTACAACTATGAATGGGACTATATTATTCCGAAATTGCCCATTTACAGTAATGGTTCTTCCAATGTTAACGACGGCGAAAACTAACATGTTGCTAACTTGTAATAATTGTGTGACGGTGGACATCGGTGAAAATTTAGACAGTATTCCGGCACAAATGCTTAATGGTAATGCGGTACTTGAGAATATTGTACTACGGAGAACATCTTCGATTACTGCATTGTCAAACGCCAATGGATTGTGGGGAAATTCAAATGAACCGTCAGTTCACAAAAAAATCTATGTGCCGTCTGCTCTGATCTCGACATATCAGACTGCAACGAACTGGGTAACACATTACAATGCAGGCTATATCACATTCCATGCTATTGAAGGAAGCATTTATGCAAATGCATATGCGGATGGAACACCTATCAGCAGTTAAGGGGGCATTATGATTAAAACAGAAGCATTAACTATCGGATCAACGGCTTTCATCCGCACATACTCCGATGCAGGTCTGT